GGGGCGAAGCTAAAGAACGCCGGGGTGAGCGGCTACAACAAGCCCAAGCGAACTCCCTCCCACCCGACGAAATCGCATGTTGTCGTTGCCCGGAATGCCAAAGGAGAGACCAAGACAATCAGGTTCGGGCAGCAAGGGGTGAAGGGAGCCGGGAAGAACCCCAAGACCGCCAAGGATAAAGCTCGCAAGAAGAGCTACTACGCCAGACACAATGCCCAGGATTCCAAGCCAGACATTCTTTCTGCTCGGTACTGGTCACATAAAACTAAGTGGTAAGGAGCCTCAATGTTTAAACCGTGTTCATCCTGCAAGAGCAAGGCTAAGTGTAAGAAAGCCAAAAAATGTTTAAAGAAATCAGGTAGTTACAAGAAGTGAAGAAGAAGAGTTGCGATCACCGTGAGACGATGTACGGCAAAGGTGATCTCCGTCGCCCGACGGATCGCAAAAAGTTTAGTGAAAACTATGACCGTATCTTCGCGAAGAAGGAGTCAAAGCGTGGGTGAGATCGTTCTGCAACGCTGGGCATATCACCCTGACGCGACGCTAGGAATCATCAAGTTCTCCGATATAGAGTTCTGGTCGGTAGAGCGCCCATGGCTGGATAACAAGCCAAACATCTCTTGTATTCCAGAGGGTGAGTACAAATTGAGGTGGCGAGAGTCTCCGAAGTTTGGACCTACTTGGCAGCTCGAAGATGTACCGGGGCGCACTCATATTCTTATTCACGCAGCTAACTTTGCGTACCAGCTCCAAGGCTGTATTGCGCTTGGCACCGATTTGATGGGCGACACGATTGCGGTGGCTAACAGCCGAAAGGCGGTGAATCTGTTTGAGGAAGTAACAGAGGGTGGCGAATGGGTGCTGAAGGTAGAAAATGCCGCATATGCGGCACTGGAGTAGCCCGATTAAACCGCCTGATCTGCAACCAGTGCAAGCACCTCCGAGACAAGGAAAGGTGGCGGGATAACTATGAGAGCTACGTTAGTAGTCGCATACGGATCGCCAAAGCAAGAGCAAAGAAGCACGGCTTCAGTTTTGCGATAGACAAGGACTACATCCTAGAGATCCTTGAGCGGCAGAATTATCGATGCGCGATAACGGGATTCCCGCTTTCTCGCACCAGTAATAAAGGTGACTACGACCTGAGCATAGACCGAGTGGATTCAGATCTTGGCTATGAGAAAGATAATGTGGTGTTGGTCTGCAACAGAGCCAACATCATGAAGAACATAATGCCACTGGACATGTTTGTTTGGTGGTGCCAAGCGATAGCAAATTATGACCAAGATCGAAGAAGCCGCAAAAAAACTTAAAGGCAACTTCCCGCTATACGCCAAAAATGTACTCAAGATTGTCACCAAGGAAGGTGTGGCTAAGCCGTTTGTCCTGAATCAAGGACAGATGTGGCTACACAATCGCCTTGAAGAGCAGATGCAGAGGCAGGGCAATATCCGCGCCCTTGTTCTCAAAGCCAGACAGGTTGGCATCTCGACTTATGTAGAGGGTAGATACTTCTGGAAGATCACCCAGAATCGCAACGCCAACGCTTTCGTTCTAAGCCACCTAGCCGAATCAACGAATTCGATCTTTAACATGGTGCGCTATTTCTACGACAACATTCCTCATCCCGCTTTCAAGCCTCCGTTATCCACTCAGACTGCCACAACGCTCGTATTTGACGAGATCAACAGCCGTTACCGGGTAGGTACAGCCCGATCTACACAGACCGGACGAGGGCAAACAAACCGCTTTGTGCATGGCTCTGAGGTAGCTTTCTATCCCCAGGGTAATGACATTGTTGCCGGTCTACTTCAAACAGTCGGTGGCAAGGATAGCGAGGTGATACTAGAGACCACAGCGAATGGTGCTGGCGGTTGGTTCTACGATCAGACGATGAAAAGTCTGCGTGGAGAGACCGAGTGGCAAGTCTGCTTTATCCCGTGGTTCTGGATGCCGGAGTACATCCGTAAGCCTAGTCCGTACTTCGAGGCGACACCGGAAGAGTACAAGCTGGCGCAGCAGTATGGTCTCAGTGATGAGCAGTTGTGTTTCCGCCGCGCAAAATTAGACGAGCTGGGTAGCACCGACTTGTTTCGGCAGGAGTACCCTTCCACGCCGTTAGAGTCCTTCCTGACTTCTGGTCGCTGTTTCGTGGAGGACAAGTGTCTTCGTGCAGCGGAAGAGGAGTGCTACACCCCGGACTTTCGTGGGGATTATCGCAATGGTGCGCTGCAAGCCCACTCTAGCGGTCCATACAAAGAGTGGTTCCCGCCGGTTTCAGAGGATGCCTATGTAATCGGCGTGGACGTGGCTGAGGGTCTGTCATACGGGGACTACAGCGTTGCTCAGGTATTGGATTCCTATGGCAGGCAGGTCGCTTGCTGGCACGGTCATGTGGACCCTTGGGAGTGGGGAAACCTGATCTCGCAGTTAGGTCAGCGGTACAACAATGCGTATGTGATCGTTGAGCGGAACAACCACGGTCTGACCACGCTTCGGCGACTTCAAGAGATCAACTACCCCAACATGTTTGTCGAGTCATCTGTGGATGGAGCCTATGGCGACAAGCTCACAAAGCGGGGCGGCTTCCTCACTACCAGCAAGACCAAACCACTGATCGTGGACAACATGGCTGCACTCCTCAGGCAGGAGGAATCGGGCATCGCGGACATTGAGCTTGTGAACGAATTACGGACGTATGTCATTGATGAAAAAGGAAGTTTTAATTCCCAGCAAGGGTGTTATGATGACCGTGTTATGGCTTATGCTATAGCCCTGCACGGACTCGCTTCAATGCCCAGACCAAGGGCAAGAATCATACAACGACGATATGAGTCGGTTGACTCTGTGGCGGGTTATTGATGGCTGAGTACGAGTTAGACGTTCCTGAGGACGACGCAGAATACGATGGCAACCAAGACCAAGAGCTGGTCAGTCTGGGTGCTAGGCTTTCTGATGTCTTCCAAGAATACAAAGACGCTCGCAAAGAAACTGAGAACGAGTGGTTGAAAGACCTTCGTCAGTATCAGGGTCAGTATGAGCCGGATGTTTTGGCTCGCCTGAACGAGAGTGGTGCTCGCTCCAAAGTCTTCGTTGGTCTTACCAGAACAAAAGTCATGGCGGCGTACAGCCGGATCATTGACCTACTATTTCAGTACGGCGATTTGTACTTTGCCATACACCCCACTCCAATCCCTACGATCAGCCCAATCAAAGCGATGCAGATGCGTGAGATGGCTATGCAGCAAGTGATCGCTGCGTCTGGCGGCATGGACCCAGCAATGAATCAGGATTTGATTGCTGCGCGGATGATGGAGTTGGAGGAAGAGTTTCTCGACGCTGAAAAAGAAATCTCGGAGAAAGCCGCTGAGGCTATGACTCTAGAGATAGAAGATCAGCTTATAGAGAACAATGCCGAGATGAAGCTTAAAGAAAGCATCTTGGAAGCTTGTATTTTTGGTTCTGGAGCGGTCAAAGCTGGAACGGTCAAGATTGATCGCACCCAGTCTTACTCGCAGGTAATTGACCCTCAGACAGGTCAGCAGGGCTTTGCTCTGGCTCAGATCGAGAAGCCAATGCCAGAGGTTGAGTCGGTCTCTATCTTTGATCTATATCCAGACCCTTATTGCACGACACTGGACGATTGCGAAGGATTGTTCCGCCGTCACGTTTTGACGCGAAAGCAATTCAGAGACCTGTCAGATCTACCGGGGTTTGACTCGGACGAGATCAAGTACCTGCTCAAGAACAACCGTAAAGGTAACCATGTTGAAGAAGAGCATGAGCGTGATCGCCGACGCATAGCGGGGATTCATGACCACGCAGAGAGCCATCGCTTCCAAGTACTGGAGTATTGGGGAACCGTGGATGGTTACGATCTCAAAGACCACAACATTGAGCTACCTGAAGACGCTGATCTCAGTGACACTTATAGCGCTTGTGTTTGGATCTGCGGGACCAGCGTCATAAAAGTGATGCTAAATCCTGTTGCGGGGTACAAGATCCCGTACCAGATATTCCCGTATGAGCGGTCACCCCATCAATTCTGGGGTACTGGTGTGCCACGAATGATGCGTGACTCTCAGACGACTATGAACGCGGCTACTCGCATCTGGCTTGATAACCTGGCCTTGTCTAGTGGACCAATGATGGAGGTCAACACGGACCTTTTGGCTGCGGGTGAAGACCCAACCGACATCCATCCTTGGCGAGTCTGGTTGCGTGAAGGTGGTGATGGTTCTATGCCAGCAGTACGCTGGTATCAGCCCGTTGCAAACGCCAATGGTTTGAACCAAATCGTTGAATTGTTCAGAAGATTTGCGGATGAAACTACCAGTTTGCCGTCGTATACTCACGGCGAGCAGTCGCGGAGCTTGAATAAAACCGCAACTGGCATGTCGATGTTGATGGGTGCTGCGAATATCGCACTGAAGAGCACCATTAAGAACATCGATGACTTCTTGTTAGAGCCTATGGTTCAGGCGTTGTTTCACTACAACATGGAATTTGGCACTAACGAGAAAGCAAAAGGCGACCTCAAGGTCGTACCAAGGGGTAGCACTGCCCTTGTACAAAAAGAAGTGCAGAGTCAGCGACTCCTTCAGTTCTTGTCGCTTGTCTCCAATCCCACGGACTTGGCATTAGTAGATCGACCACGGTTGTTGCGTGATATCGCGCACTCTATGGATATCGATCCTGACGAAATTATTAAGTCTGAAGAGAGGTTACAAGCTGAACAGCAAGCCCTCCAAAATCAAGCTCTCGCCGCAGCAGGCGCAGGCGGTCCTATGGCTCCGCCATCAGGACCAATGGCAGCAGGTGATCAGCCTATTCCAATGTAGGTTGGAAGACTCGCAGAGTCGGTTAGAGCAAGCAGACGAAAAGAATTTCAGGTTCGAGCAGGGTCGGGTCAGTGAGATCCGTTTCCTATTGGAACTTGAGGACGCCGCGAAAGCGGTTCTCGACAAGCAGCGGACCCCTTCGAGGACATCCGCAATCGAATAACGAACATCCCGTAGAGGACTCGTGAGGAATTGATGGCTAGTAGAAATGACCCAGAGCGATTGCAGGCAGAAGCTAAAGAGTTGATGGAACAGTATCAGAACGCAGCGACTCAACCCTCGGCGGAGGACACTGAAGAGCAGCAGGAAGAAGTGTTTCAAGAAGCCCCCTCAGAACCAGAGGATACGGCAGAGGCTATAGCGGAAGAGGTTCCTGAAGAAGAGTTGGTCGGCGGCGACGACTCTGAAGCAGAACAGCGAATTGAAAAAGCTGAACGAGCCATGAAAGGCGCTCAGGCGAAAATGACCAAAGCGACTCAGGAAGCGGCGGAACTAAGGAAGCAGGTATCTGACTTAGTAAGCTCCGTTACTCAGTTAAAGGGTCAGCTTGCAGATGAGCAGCGAAACACAGAGAAGTTGGCGCAGGTAAGGGAAGAATATCCTGATGTTGCTGGACCTCTCTTGGATGAGCTGGATCAGATGCGAGCAAGGTTGGATGAACAGGCGGCTCTGACTCAAGGTCAAGAGCGAAGAGCATTTGAGGCGAAGCAAGAGGAAGCAGTGCGAGAGCACTTTGACCGTATTCGCGCAGTCCATTCTGACGTTGACGAAGTCACGCAGACATCGGATTGGGCGTTGTGGTTAGACGCTCAGGACAGTCAAGTCCACGAGTGGGTAGATGCTGGTTCGTCAAATGATGTGATCTTTGTTCTAGACAGATTCAAAGCTGACATGGGAGTCAAACCTGAAACGCCGCAAGAGTCGGCTTTAGCGCGAGCAAAGGAGGTTGCAGAACCTAAATTGCCCAAAGCGCGAAAAGCCAGTGTTACAGGTGGAAAGAAATCTTGGACCGTCCAAGACATCGTCAACATGCCTCTCGCTGAATTCGAGAAGCACAAAGTCGATATCTTAAGGGCGCAGGCTGAGGGATCGATCCGCCGTTAAATTCATTCTCTTGTGAGGACAATATAATGGCTTTTTCATTTTTCTCCACGGGCGCTACGTCCGAAGTAAACTTCATCCCTGAAGTCTTTAGCAAGCTTCTGCAAGCTAAGTTCTACAGCTCGTCTGTATTACCCAGTATCTCTAACACCGACTACGAAGGTGAGATTTCTGGTCAGGGCGACAAGGTTGTGATCCGCACGGTTCCTTCTGTAACGATCAATGACTACACGGGCACGATCACGACTCAAGAGCTGACCACAGCTAAAGTTGAGCTTCTCATTGATCAGGCTAAATACTACAGCTTCAAAATCGACGATGTTTTGGCGGCGCAAGCTGACATTAACTTGTTGGAAGGAGCTAGTTCTGACGCTGCCGAAGGCATGCGCGTAGCTGTTGAAACTTCAGTACTGAGCAGTGTAGTGACTGGTGCGACCACTATTGGTGCTCAAACCTCGATCACTGCGAGCAACATCCTGACCTCGATCTTGGATCAAGCGAAGGAGCTGGATGAGCTTAACATCCCAGAAGAAGGTCGATTTATCGTCCTGTCTCCTGAGTTTGTTTCTTTGCTCAAGCAAAGCGAGCTGCGTCAGGCTTACCTGACCGGCGATGACACGTCTCCTTTGCGTAACGGCAAGGTTGGTGTTGTTGATCGCTTTACGGTGTACCAGAGCAACATGCTCTACACCCCAGGATCTGGCACCGATGCTGGCTACACCCACGTTCTTGCGGGTCACCCAAAGGCAATCTCTTTCGCGTCTCAGTTTACCAATACGGAAACTGTTCGCATGGATTCTACCTTTGGTGATCAGGTTCGCGGCTTGAAGGTCTACGGATCTAAGGTCGTAACTCCTGACGCATTGGTCGTAGGTAAGTGGACCTAAGAGGTCTACTGGATGGGGGCTGCTTTCGCAGCCCCTTTCTCCATTAACTAACTAGTGAATTTTATGGACGTTGCAACAAACAAAGACGAAGTCTACGAGCAGGCGCTAAATCAATTCGGTATGAAATTGGATCGACGCCTGAAGCTTTCTGACCTTCAGGATCAGTTGCAGCGACTAGAGACGGAGAGGGACAACCCCGCTCCAGCACCAAAGGTCATGAGACCTAAGACGGTGCGAAACATCATCACGGGCAACGTCTTTAGTTACGACGATTTGTTCAAAGGTAATCCAGACCTAGAAGTTATTGAGTGGGAAGAATCTGATGGCGACGATTAAAGTCATTGATCTTTTAGATCGAGCTTCAAT